ATGATTATTAACGATGAGATGTTAGATGGTGTGTTTGCTATTTCACTTGTTGATAAGCCTGCAATTGAGGAAAACTTTATTAAACTTTCATCTGAAAAAATACAGTTAAAGGTAGTTGATGAAGAACGTAGGATTGTTGTAGGGTTTGCGTTAGTTCCTGAAAAGAAAATATTGAGACGTGCTGAAGATGGAACGGAATACGATATAAAATTCAGTAGAGAAACGGTACAATTGACTGCTGAACTATTCATGAAAAATCAAAAAGGTAATGAGTTTACTTTGGAACATGAAGACGATACAGATGGAGTTAATATAATTGAAAGTTGGATTGTTGAAGACGCTAAAAACGATAAATCTAACATCTACAATTTAGGTGCTAAGGGTGGCGAGTGGTGTTTAATGTCTAAAATTGATAATCAAAAAGTTTGGGATGAGATTAAACTAGGAACTTATAACGGTTATTCCATTGAGGGTAAATTCTTTTCTAATAAAGAAGCTTTAAAAGAAGTTGAAGTTATTGATGAGGACTTAGAAGCGTTAAAGAAATTCCTAAAAACTTTGTAATATGCCTACGATATTAAATACAGCGTATAACGTACAAACAGACATCTTAGAATCTGAAAGTAATATTTCTGTTGAGAATGGAACTTTACACGTGTATAACGACAATCTAAAAGTACATTTACAAAATACGATTAAAGAAATAGTGACTACTGATAGTTCAACTTCTATTGCTAAGAACGGTTCATTTTTAGACCTAACTAGTCAATCAGTAGATATTGGAGCAATTGCAGCGGTTAAGTTGGGAACTACAATCTTTTCAAATGGTGTAACTGTAAGTAATAATTCTCGAATCAATGTAGATTATTCAGGTATATACAATTTACAGTTTTCCATGCAATTAAGACGTACTAGTGGAGGAGGGGTTAAGCAGGTCATTATATGGCTACGGGTTAATGGTGTTGATGTTCCTAACTCTGCCACACACGTAACTTTCCAAGCTAGTTCAGACTATTTGATTCCTGCATGGAATTTCTTTATAGATATGACATCGGGGCAATATGTAGAATTAATGTGGACTCAAGACGATGCAATTATATTGACTTATGAAGCTGCTAATACTATCGTTCCTTACCCTGCCGTTCCAAGTGTAATATTAACAATGAATAAAATAAACTAATATGAAAACAGTAAAAGTAAGTCCTACGGGAGGTAAAAGAGGTTGCGCGTGTCCTGATGGAACGTACTCGAAAAAGTGTTGTGATGGTTCACTACAAGCGCAAGGTATTGGCTCACTAGAAAGTCAATCTACGTCTACGATAGTAATTAATAATTCAGGTATAACAACCACTACTCAAAGAGGGTAAAAGGTTACAATAATAAATTAATAAAGTTTATAGTTATGAATGTAAGAGAAGCAATTAACACAATTAAAACTTACCTAAATATGGAGGTTAAATTAGCAAAAATGATGCTTGTAGACGGAGTTACCGTTTTAGAAGCAAATGAATTTGTAGGAGGTCAAGAGGTCTATATCGTTTCTGATGAAGAAAAAATTCCTTTACCAATTGGAGAATACGAACTTGAAGATGGAAAAATCTTAGTAGTATCTGAAGATGGTATTATAGGAGAAATTAAAGATGCTGCTATGGAAGAAGAAGAAGCGGTTGAGCCTGAAGTTGAAACAGAAGTTGAAGCTACGGTTGAAACAGTAGAAGCTACTCCTAAGAAAATTATTAAATCTGTAAGTGAAGAACATCATTTTGCTGAATTGGCAAGACTACAGTCAGAAATTGATGCACTTAAACTTGCTGCGGTTGAAGTAATAGAAACAGTTGAAACAGTTGAAGAGGTTGAACTAGCGAAAGCAATCGTTTACAATCCTGAAAACAAAAATGAAGTTAACTACGTTGATTTAACACCTAACGCGCCAAAGGGAATGCGTGATAGAATTTTAGAAGAAATTTACAATAATAAATAATAAATAAAAAATGGCTACAACAACATCATTAACGACTACATATGCTGGTCAAGATTCAAAAATGTGGGTAAAAGCTGCTTTGTTAAGCGGTGTCACATTATCAAACGGAGGTATGACTATCATGCCTAACATTGCGTACAAAACTACGCTACACAAACTTGCAACAGATGGTCTTTTAAAAGATGCAACTTGCGACTTTTCTGCAACGTCAACTGTAACTATTACAGAAAGACAATTGACACTTGAGCCTTTCCAAGTTAATTTACAACTTTGTAAAAAAGACTTTTTGTCTTCATGGAATAGCGAAGAAATGGGATTTTCTGCAAACAAAGTTATGGCTAAATCTTTCACAGATTACCTATTAGCTTATGTTACTGAGAAAGTTGCTTCTTCTGTAGAGACTGCTATTTGGGTTGGTGCTAATGCAACTTCAGGACAAATTGATGGTATTTCTACTTTATTGTCTTTAGATGCCGCTTTACCTGCTGCACAAGAGGTTGCTGGAACTACTGTAACTGCTACAAATGTTGTTGCTCAATTAGGGTTAGTTGTTGATGCTATTCCTGCTGCATTGTACGGTAAAGAAGATTTAAAAATCTATATTTCTCAAAACATTGCTAAGGCTTATGTAAGAGCGTTAGGTGGGTTTTCAGTTGCTGCTACATCAAATAACGGTACTGACAACAAAGGTACACAATGGTATAATAACGGTGAGCTTTCTTTTGATGGTATTCCATTATTTGTAGCAAACGGATTAGCTGCTAATACTGCTATTGCTGCTCAAACTTCAAACTTGTTTTTCGGTTGTGGTTTGTTAAACGATTTGAATTCTGTTAAAGTTTTAGATATGGCAGACTTAGATGGTTCTGATAATGTAAGATTGATACTTAGAGCTTCTTACGCGGTTAACTATCATTCAGTTTCTGACATCGTAACTTACGGAATTACGAACGCTGCGAATTAATTAAATTAAATTATAAACTTAAGAGGGTGGTGCAATATACGCCACCCTTTTTTAATACTTAAAACAATGGCATGTGATATTTTTTCAGGTCGTGATGAATCATGTAAAGATTCAATTTCAGGACTTTTGGCGGTTTATGTAGTGAATTTTGGAATAGACGTTGACAACATCACTTATGATGCAACCGATACGGATTTAATTTCTGCTATTCCTTTAACAAACATTTACGGATTTGACATTCATTTATATAGATTTGATTTGAAAGGTGAAAACTCTTTTGACCAAGATATTAAAACGGATAGAAATACGGGAACAACGTACTTTGAACAAAAACTAAACATTAAGCTTAAAAAACAAGATGTAGAGACTACTAAAATGATTAAGATTTTATCTTATGGTAGACCACAAATAGTTGTTCACACACGTTCTAATCAATTCTTTTTGATGGGACTTGAACAAGGTGCAGATGTGGTTTCAGGGACTATCGGTTCAGGAACCAAACTAGGGGACTTTAACGGTTATTCTTTGAGCTTTATGGCTGAGGAGAAAGTGCCTGCGAACTTCTTAGATTGTGGTACTGAAGGCCAATTATTAGCTTTATTTGGGGGGGCAGCACTTAACTAATTATAACCTAATATTAAAAGCGTACATTTATTGTACGCTTTTTTTGGTTACAAAAGTATTATTATTTAGTTTATAAGTATGATACTATTAAATGAAGGTAACGCAAACCAAACTATTAAATTTATTCCACGCTCGAATACTTATAATACTTTGATAGTTACTAATGAAAGTACGAATGTAAGCACTAATAAAACTATCGTTTCAAGTTTAGTAGGCGACTATTACAATGAAATTGTAGCGGTTTTTGACCTTGTTAAAGATACGTTCTATACACTTACTATAAAAAACAATAGTGATATAGTATTTAAAGACAAGATTTTTATAAGCAATCAAAATAGTGAAACATATTCACCTAATCAAAACGTATATACTAGTCATGTATCTACTAACGACTTTATAATATATGAATAAAATAGAAAATAAACGCCCTAATGTACACGTACTTAGTTTAGCTTCATACGTTGCGCCAGAACTAACGGAAAGTAAAGATGGTGATTACGTACAATATGGGGACAAAAATAGTTACTATAAATTCCTTATTGATAGATACACTAATTCAGCTACCAATAACGCGGTTATAAATGGAGTAAGTCGATTGATTTACGGTAAAGGTTTAACCGCCTTAGATGCTGCGAGCAAACCAAATGATTACGCTTCATTTATTACCATGTTTAAAAGTGAAGACGTACGTAAATTAGTTATTGATTTAAAGATGTTAGGTCAATGTGCTATGCAAGTGCTTTACTCTAAAGACCACAAAAAGGTTATTTCAGTACAACATATTAGTGTTCACCTTATATGCCCTGAGAAGTGCAATAAAGAAGGTAAAATTGCTAACTATTACTATTCTGATAATTGGGACAATGTAAAGGAGTACGCACCTATAAAAGTTCCTGCGTTTAATACGTCTAATTCTGATACCGAAATACTATTTGTTAAGCCTTACAGCGTAGGGATGAAGTATTTTAGCGGTGTGGATTATCAAGGCGGTTTACCTTATGCAACTTTGGAAGAGGAGATTGCTCAATACTTAATTACAGAAACTCAAAACAGTTTTAGTGGTACTAAGATAGTAAACGTTAACGGTGGGCGTTATACTGATGAACAGCAAGACGATATTAGTAATAAGATAAAATCTAGTTTAACGG